TTGTTGATTTTTGACATTATCTTTCATTTCTACAAAGGTACTGATGTGAATAAAGTTAATGTTTTCGGTGTAGCTATCGTGATTGTAAGATATAATAGACTCTTATCCGGAAAGGTTTCAATATAGTCACCTACAGGAAGCATTATCTTTTCAGGAAGCGTTATCACTTTCATCTCATCAGTATAGTCATTGGCTATGGTAATAGCCAAAATATACCTGCCATTTTCTTTTATATATATTGACTTTATATGTTCAAGAGCATCTGTTATGTCTTTTTTATACACATACGAGTGGATAGATATTACGTTCCTTCCTCTTATAATTATTAAGAAATCAGACAAATCAAAGCATATCATACTATGCTTCTCTATACATATATTATATAGTTGCAGAAACTTTTTCAATTCGAGGTATGGATTGCTATCTGCCTGAAAAGACAATATAGAGACAATGTCAGATTCTTCTTTGATACAGAGTCCTGGATTCGTTTTTATTACGACATTTCTTCTTGCACGTGCATGTGTTTCTAAGATTTCATTAACGTTATCGGCTCCTTTGTCGGTAGACACCAGCACAACATTAACATATACATTGGGGCTGTTCTTTATTGAATATATTCCTTCAGAGCGAAGCTCATCGATTACTTGCTGACTAACATAATCTGCTGCTATCAGTCGCAAAGATTCAAGTGCGATTTTTTCCATATTATTAATGCTTATACCTTTTAATCAAAATATGGTGCAAAAATAAAAAGGAGCTATGCCAACTGTGGGCACAACTCCATTTTATAATGAAATAATATAAAGTTACACTATGTTTTTATGATCTTTACGCACTTGTAGAATTCATTTTTTGTATGAGTGACATAATCTGAGCGAATACGATCTTTCCTTGATTCATGATTTCAGTCTTTTGCAATACAATTTGCAAAAGTACAAAATCTTTGTCGCAGATTTGTCGCAGTCTAAAACGAAAAAACGACATAACCAGTTGTATTACAACTTGCTATGTCGTTATTAGTTGCGGAGGCAGGATTGAGCTGCTATTGCTGATATATTCTACCCTCTTGAGGCAATAGCTTTGGTTATACATTATTGCATTATTAATGGTCTCTATTCTGTCCATATTGCAGGACCATGTCAAGCCTCGCACCAAGTTCAGCATTGACATTTTTTAAATCTTCTATGCGCTGGTTCTTCTCCTCTATGAGCATTTTCAGAGCTTTCACCTCAGCCTTTAACGACGTCACATCGGTATTTACATAGCTACTATTAACCACATTATAGTGTCCGTTTATAGTAGGTACGTCCGACGTACCGTCCGACTTTATTAAGATGTCCTCTATTGAACATCCTAAGACCTCAGCCATTCTCACCAATGTTGAGACTTTGACATCTGGTCGAGCATCAAAGTATGTTATAGTATTGTGCGTCTTCGCTCCCCAAAGACTCTTGCTAAACTCACCAATACTAATACCTGCTCGCTCAAGCAGTTCTCTCACTCTTTCGCTTTTTACCGTATTATTTTCGTACCTCATACTTAATAAAGGTTAAATCCTACTTTGTTAAGGGTTAAAATCTCAACAAAGTAGGTGTTTGTCCATTTTTGTTTATATCTTTGCAGCAAAGTTAGACACTAAAAACGACATAAACAAACAAATGGAACAGATTTTCAATTCATTGGCCCCGGAGGGTTACTTCGCTAACCTGACGAAAAAAGAGAAGGGTAAATTCCTCAGATACCTGATGGTTACATACGATTTGAACTATAACACCATCCGGCGTAAGCTATCTGGAGTCGCAGCTTACCAGCTTAACACTCTCGAGCGCATGGCTTGCACGGAGGCTATAAAAAAGGAGGACTTATGGCGATACTAAAATTTTTGGAGTTTTTCGTTACACCAGACGGCTTTGTTTACTACAAGAAGCCTGGCGAAGAGTCAAGGCGACTCACCAAGTTCAATACCGATATTGTTGACGAGCTGCACAATGTCATCAAGACGAGGTTCCCAGAGGGATACGCAGCACTTGCTAAACTATATCGCCGTAATACCTTCAAAATGGTTGAACGTTTTATACGCTGCAACTTTGGCGAGCACGACCTACTGACTCAAGACATCGAGCACGATATCTTGCACTTTGAAGAGGTTCGATGCCCGCTACGCGGCATGTGTGAGTTCGAGCGAGTGATATGTCGCCCTAAGACAATGGTCAATCTCTCTAAATGCGAACGAGAGATAGCCGATCTATACCTCGAGGGGCTTACTTTTACGCAGATCGCCGAACGGCTCGGCAAAAATGCACATACTGTCAAAGTGCAGCTCATGCGCATCAAGGTCAAATGTGGAGTTAGTCATTGTCGCGATATCATTAGAGTCTTACGTCTTAACAACTACTAAGTGGTTCTGATCTGCGACACGTGCAAGCATAAGCGCAACTGCATTAACGGACGCTTTTGCCTAATTAAAAACAAATATGTTGAATACATTAATATAGAGAAATGCGAATATGATAACAATAGAACAATACATAAAGCATATCGATAATCTGAAGGAGATGGGGCTGCTATCTAAGGACTTTCGTGTCGTACAATACAGAGATGGCTGCCTTCTTGGTGTGAATGGCAAGTGTGAGGCTTTCGAGGAAGAGCCTCTCGACTTCAAGGACTATATATGGTGGATAGACGGTTACGCTTATCGCCCAGTATGTCGAGCACGAATGCAGCCCACTGTAGTTCTTGACGATGAAGGTACACTCGAACTCAGAGATACCCCATTTTTCAGTGCGTTTATCCCTTCGCTGAGCATCGATATAAAGATCCTCTGAAAACAATAATAAAGTGTGATATCGTGATTTTGTGGCAGCGATGCGTTGCCACTATCTTTGCAAAGCGAATAAAACCCAAGCGAAATGATTAGCGTAGAACAAATACTAAACGCAACAAATGGAGGCCTGGATATCATTCTATCCATATATCCGCAGGCGCGTGACTGCGTACACCAGAAGAACAAACACTTCTCCATACGCAACGAGCGCACGCCTTCAGCCTCCTTGCGACAATTCAATTCAAAAAAATATGGCGCGATATGGCAGGTCACAGACTTCGGCGGCGAAGGTCGTGGCGAAAATGCCATAGACATCTTTATGCGTGAGAATGGCTACGACCGCTCACGCTTCAACGAGGCTATACTGAAGCTGGCGGCACAGTTCGACATACGCGACGAACTCGACCGCTCTGTGAACCGTCCAGAGATTCGTCAGCGTGAAGCTCGTGCAGACGAAAAAGACGGTACACGTCCTTTCGAACTCAACGAGAAGTTTACTGAAGCTGAACTCAAGGCGCTCGGCCCAAAGGTGACGCAAGACCATGTCGATGCACTTCATTGGCATTCTGTCAAATGGATAGCAAATGTCAAGGACCGTAAGGTGACGGTCAAGTATTCTACCGAGCACTATCCTATATTCATGCGCGAGTGTGTTATCAAAGAGGCCGTGGGCGACCAGCCGGAAGAGAAGTTCTATAAGGTATATGAGCCTTACAACTGCGACAAAGGCTTCCGTTTCTCGTACACGCCTGCAGGTGCCAAGCCGCGCTTCTACATTAACGGGCTTGCGGAGCTCAAGAAGGCATATCGTGAGTTCAATGCCAAGGAGGAGAAAGAGTGGTACGCAGCGCACGAGGACGGCAAACCGTACAAAGAGCAGAAGCTGCCCGAAGCGGTTATCTGCTCTGGTGAACGCGACTCGCTTTGCTGCAAGTCCATGGGCTACTTTCCTCTGTGGTTCAATTCCGAGACCTATCAGCTCTCAGTCGACGAGTATAAGGAGATAATGAAGTACGTCGAGATACTCTACAATATACCCGATATCGACGAGACGGGTCGTCGCAAAGGCAGGGAGCTTGCACTGCGCTTTATCGACATACATACCGTATGGCTCCCAGAGAAACTGCAAACATACAAGGACAACCGAGGCAAACCTCGCAAGGATCTGCGCGACTGGCTCGAGATACACAGTGAGCGTAAGGATTTCCGTAATCTGCTAAGAGTGGCCATGCCGGCAAAGTTCTGGGTGCAATACTACACCAAAGAAGGCAAGATGAAAACGGAGGTGGATACAGCCTGCCTTTATAATTTTCTACAACTTAACGGCTTCTATGCACTCCATGATGACAACTCTGCGGTGACGCAGTTTATACGCGTAGAGGGTAACACTGTGATGCGCGTCAATGTCAAAGAGATACGTGAGTTCATCCGGCGATGGGTTGTTGATAGATTCGAGGACCGTAACATCCTCAACCTGGTGCTCAATACTACTAAGCTATCTCCTGCAGCTCTTGAGTCGTTGCAAGAGATTGACCTGGACTTCACCAATTACACTCCAGATTCGCAGTTCTTCTTCTTTGCTAACAAGACTGTCGAGGTGTGCGTGCCTACTGTATCTTGTCCGAATGGGTTGAAGGAGTATGATCCAGGTGCAGATAGCTTACACAACTTCGTTTGGGAAGAGAGCGTCATTCCTCATAGATACAAGGCTTTGCCTGATATGTTCCGCATTACGCGTAAAGAGGGTGACAATGGTCAAGCGTTGTTGGATATAGATATCCTTAACGTGAAGAGCAACTTCTTTGGCTATCTTATCAATACCTCACGACTATACTGGCGCGAGGAAACGGAGGTTCCCTTCGGCGATGACCGCGAGGCTTCAGCGGCATACATCAAGGCTCATCCGTTCTGCATTGATGGTGAGGGGCTGCAACCTTACGAGATAGCAGAACAAAAACAGAATCTCATCAATAAGATATTTACATTCGGCTACATGCTACATCGATACAAAGATTATGCGCGCTGTTGGGCACCGATGGCCATGGACAACAAGATAGGCGAAGAAGATGAATGTAACGGACGCTCCGGCAAATCTTTCTTCTTCAAAACGCTCTCGTTCTTGGTTAATACGGTTAAGTTGTCCGGACGCAATCCGAAGCTTATGGACAATCCTCACGTTTTTGAGATGGTCAGCCAGTTTACAGGTATCCTGCTGATTGACGATTGCGACCGATATCTCAATCTTGGCCCGTTCTACGATAACATTACGAGTGATATGACGGTCAATCCGAAGAATAACAAAATATTCACTGTAAAGTTCGAGGATGCGCCTAAGCTTGCTTTTACCACGAACTATGTACCGCAGAACTTCGATCCGTCTACTGAAGCTCGCTCTCTGTATATGGTATTCTCCGACTGGTACCATCAGAAAACCGAGGATAATGATTATCGAGAGACACGAGATATTCGTTCTGACTTCGGCAAGACTCTGTATGACTACGAGTATAGTGAGGACGAGTGGAACGCCGACATTAACTTTTGGCTTCAGTGTTGTAGGTTTTACCTCTCACTTAAAGACTCTGGCTTAAAGCTGCAGCCACCTATGGCCAACATGGTGAAGCGTCATCTTAAAGCTTCCATGGGCGCCAATTTCGAGGACTGGGCTGAGGGCTACTTCTCGCCCGACGGCGAACATCTTGACGAATTCCTGCCACGTGACGACGTCTTCAACGAGTATCAGCGCTTTGCTAACGTAAACCGAATAACAATGCAGGCATTCACCAAGAAGCTCAAGTCGTTTTGCATACTATGTCCTTGGATTGACTGCATGAATCCGCCTGACCTCTGCAATACGGGCGGTCGAATACAGCGATCAGTGATGGTGGCACCAGACAAGCGCAAAACTAAGGACATGATTTATATACGCTCTATCCCATTAGACACCAAAACGGACGCAACCGAACAAGACCTTTGTTTCTCAACAGAAGACGAGAAACCTTTCTAATATTACTTTATCATTTCGCTTTAATCTTCAATGGGTAGGCGGGCTGCAGGTTTTAAAGACCTATGCAGCCCGCCTTTATTTTTATCGCAAACTCGCTTGCATCTTTAACAGACTGTTCCATTCTTCCACAGGTTTTTTTATGCTCGACTCTCATGGCGACCTTTTCCTCCCCGACACCCCTTTATTATTCTGTATAAAAACTTTGTGATTTTGTAATGTGATGTTCCAAAAAATCAAAAAGATAAGTAAATTAAGGGGTTACGGCTTGTTCACAAACTATCACAAAAGCCTTCACAACTTCATCACAAAAAAAAATAAGTTTGCAACACCATTCGAGCCTTATATTGGTGTCACATTCTTCAATGTGCAATCACAAAACGCAACACAAACTTTGTTTAAAGTCAAAACACTGATAGCCATTCACTTAGCCATCATTATCATACAAATCACAACTTCACAAAATTTTCTTGCAACTTTATACTCAGCCATACGTAAGGTAGAAGAAGGAGCGCACAGAAGACAGAATTATTAAGACTTTTATCTCTACAAAGTAGGTTTATTGGTAAATTTTTCCTACTTTTGTAAGGTAAACAAAATTTCATCTTAAACCAAGTATCTGTGTCAAAATATCTCGTCTACATCTCCTTCAAGCCGTTCATTGCTCAATGGCTGCGCCATCACTTCGGCGACCCTGTAGTGTTCCCGGCTCAAAGCGCCGAGAATGCTTGCATCCGTCATTTCCTCACGCGCCAGCCTGGTTCGTTACCGCTGACACGTGGCGATGATGATGTTGCTATCTGCATCCCCGACTCAAAGCAGAAGCCGGTCGTCACCTACAACTACCTTTCTGGCAATGCCCGCAAGGCTGTTGCCGAGTGCATCGAGGACACATTCAGGCTCCAGCTTTGGCGCGATCTCGCCGACATCGAGCTGTGCCAGTGCACACTACTCTCTGCTGTTAGAGCGTGGTGCGAGGCTAACGGAATAGATGTCGAGTACGACTACACGCTAAAGATGCGTTTCCAACGTATGCGCAACTCCTACCTCAAGCATGGTGTCGACCTCAGACGCAGATCTCGAGTGCGCGACAATAAAAACTGTTAAATATTCTATAAATCACACGGATAAGATGCCCATTTTTGTTCGCGCCCGTTCGTCACTTATGTTCAACATATAAATATAGCTCTATATGAAGTCGATAAAGCTCGTTAAGTCTGTAGCTTATGCTTACAGCACCCAACTCGAAGGTTCGGTCCTCATCGCCAACCGCACCATCCGCATCCCATCCAACATCTTGTGGCGCTCAATTTGTGTCAAAGACCACCCGTCGATGGTCTCGTCAACCAAGACTGAGGATAAGAATAAGGTTGTCACCACCACTTTGAAGTTCCTGACGCCTGACGATTTGAATATAAAGCGCCGTCATCTGGTGTTCAAGGTGACACTCATCGACGATCGTCAGTTTCTTGTTGGCTCCTCTGAGCGGCCTTACCCGTCTGTAGAAATCACCGAGAACTGCCCCGATGCTGTCAAAGAAAACCAGCTCAACGAGGTCGTTGTTACACACAAATCTCACGAGATACCCCCATATATTAAGGTATAGCAGTATTTTGTACCACATACTTCTCAAGCTACCTTTGTCGTAAATATTTATCACATGGAATATAATCTCGTCATTTCAGGCACTATTGGCAGTTGGTGGAACGGTTGTTCTGCCGACTATGTCCGTTATGTGCTCAATAAGAATAGTGGTAAAGAAGTGCATGTCGGCTTCTGCTCACTCGGCGGCTTCGTTAAAGATGGCTTGGAGATTAATCAGGCTTTCCGTGATCACGGCAACGTACACGCTCACGCCTTCGGCATGAACGCATCTATCAGCACTATCGCCATGCTTGGCTGCAAGACTATCGACATCGTCAAGGGCAGCTTCTTCCTTATCCACAACGTGTCCACTCTCATCTACAAGTACGAGCAGAGCAACAAGGAGCAGATTGATGCTTTCGTGCGCAAGCTTCAGGCGCAGCGCGACTCGCTCAAGAACTTCGACGACGTGCTTGCCTCTATGTACGCCGACAAGACCGGCAAGTCTGTCGATGAGTGTCTTGCCCAAATGAAGAAGGGCAACTGGCTCACCGCGCAGCAGGCTCTCGACTTCGGACTTGTCGATTCCATACGCGAAGACAAGGAGGCTGAGAAGGCAGCCAACGAGTTTACCGGACAATTTACAAACTCTTACAACATATCTCAATTTAAGGATGCAGGCATACCGCCACTACCTCAATCACTTGCCTCGGAAGACGCAGCAGCTCGTGTCGCGTCAGTGGTTGACGGTAGCGGCAATCCAACTCCGAGCTTCATCGAGAAGACGTGCGAAGGGCTCAAGAACCTCTTCCGTAACCAACACGCATCAAAAACTTCAAACAAAATGATTAAAATCTTTGCTTGCGTCATGGCATTGCTCAATGCCACTGACGGTTTCGCGACCAACGAGGATGGCAACATCACCCTCACCCAGGAGCAGATGAAGAGCATCGACGATCGTCTTCAGGAACTTGAAGAGAAAGAAAAGACTAACGCAAAGGCGGTGTCTGAAGCCGGCAAGGCTGTCAAGGAACTCAAGGACCAACTCACAAAGGCTCAGGACGAGTCCAAGAAGAAGGATGCTCAGATCGCAGCTCTCAAGGCCTCTGCTGGCACCACTACTGTTGATAATCCTGCCAACAGCGAGGAGAGCTTCACTGCGCAGGACGTGTTTAACCTTATTAAAGATGTATAACTATGGCTTCTGTTAAAGTAGGCAATATTACATTCGGTGCTGAAGAGCTCTCAACGACTTTTCAGACCTACCGTTCAGACTTCCTCATGATGCCACTTCTCGCTCTCGGCGCACTTGCAGAACATTGCTCTGTACGCACCGGCATCCGCTACCGCGAGACTGTTGGCGAGATGTCGGGCAATCTCGAACTCTCTAACTACCAGAAGACAAAGTATGAGGACGCAGCTGTAGATATTACACCGCGTGTCTTCCAGACTTTCTTCGGCAACGTGGTGGCAGGTATCGACCCCAACGCCATCTACCAGAGCATTTGGGGCTCTAACGTTACTAAGGGCGACGGCCTGAAGAACGTGCCTATCGTCGTTCAGATCTGCGCATACCTTGCCAAGAAACTTGGCGAGAATATGTTCATGAACGCCTTCACCGCTAAGCACGATCCCGCAGACTTCTCCAAGACTGCGAAGTGGTTCGACGGTTTCAAGACCGTCCTCGAAAAGGATGCTGCCGGAACCAACGAGCTGCAGAAGGTGCTCATCTCGACAACTCTCGGCAACCTCGTAGAGGGTACTGATTCTATCACCAAGGACAACGCCGAAGACATCATCAAGGACTTCTACTGGAGTGGTACCGATGCTGCCGCTGCCAAGCTGCGCTCGCAGCCACTCAAGCTCTTCCTCAGCGATCAGGCTTACCACTGCTACACCGAGTGCTATCAGGTCAACCATGGCTCGCTGCCGTACAACCAGAACTACGACAAGCGCACTCTTGAGGGCGCAAGCAACGTAGAACTTGTACCACTGGCTAACGTTCCTGCCGACTTCATGCTGCTCACTCCGAAGTCTAACATCTTCCTCGTGTTCAACCAGCAGACCGAAGACGAGAAGTTCCTCGTTGAGAAGTCGCTGAAGAATCACTATGATGTAGACTTCATCGCCAACTACTTCTTCGGCACGCAGTTCCAGAGCGTATCGCCCGAGGTTCTGCGCTACTGGCGCAAGAAGGCCTGAACGAGGTCGCTAACATATTTGTTTAACATTAAAACTTATCATTTATGGCAAAATGTACTGGCGCCGCATCTATTTACGGCGATATCTGTTTCACACCGGGAGCAAAGTCGCTCCCTGGTGTACGTGGCTGGGTCTTCGGTATTGCTAAACGCGACATCTTAGGATGGCCAACCATCGGCTCGGAGACACCAAAAACGATGGACGCTGTCGCTAAGTATACCGGCGACTTCAAGCTGGCTTCTGACAAGAAGTGGCACAAGATTGGTCTTATACCTAACGAATCGCAGCTGCAGGTCGAGTCTCAGGGCACTTATGGCTCTAAGACATTCAAGGTCACTGGCACCGCTGTCATTCCTGGCACCGAAGAGGCAGCTACTGGCTACATATCTCTCGCCAATAACGACGAGATGGTCTACCTCTTCATCCAGCGCAACGGCAAGGCACGCATGGTGGGCAGCGAGGCGTTCTCTCCTGAGCTCACGCTCTCGCAGGACCTCGGCAAGGCTGCTACCGATACCAACTCTACAACAGTGCAGGCTGTTGCGTCTGACGAGTATCCAGCTCCGTTCTACCCGGGCAAGATAGAGACTGAGGACGGTGACATCTCCGGCGCTACCGGCCTGCCTATCGTAGCAGCATAGCATTTTCTTTTTCGCACAATAAGTAGTTTAAATTATTGATTGGTTATTTTTGGGGCGGTCCTCACGATAGCGATCGTGTGTACCGCCCTTTTTAAATTTGCATTATAATATGATAGATAAAAAACTTACCGAAGATATGCAGGCGTGGCTCAACGCCGAGAAGCACGACCGCGAGTCTGTTGCCCGTGGTGCGGAGATGGTTCTGAAGCTCACGCGCAACATGTCGATGTATCAGACCATCATGCGCCGTCCTGAGCGTTTTGAGTCGAAGGTGCGCTACGAGCTTCAGAAGTTCTTGCCTATGCGTCTCGAGAACATGACTACTCAAGATGTCAAGTTACTCGATGCCGAACTTACTCCACAGATAGCTGCTGCCATCGAGGAGCAGGTTAAGTTCGAAGCCGAGCACAAGGCTGAGGAGGACAACGACACTGAGGTTCCTGAGGGTGGCTACCTTCCTGCTGCTTCCGGCATCCGCCCCGATCACGACAACCTTCCAGAGGATGTGCGCAATATCTGGGCGGAGAATAAGGAGCGTTGGCTGAAGATAAAGAAGCTCTACAACACTCTGCTAACCTTCGACCAGCCGTGCGACCGCTACGAATATCTCAAGCAACTGAAGGACTTGTGGTACACCTACAAGAGCGAACTCGGACGTTATGACGGCTACGTCGCTCCTTCTGACGATGCTCAGGCTGAAGGCGAAGAGCCTACGCCTGCCGATATCGCTAAGAACATCGCCAATGCGCGCTCGTATATCACCAAGAACGTAGACCGCCTCGCAGAACTCCGCCGTCTGTCGCGCGAGTCCGACGATGCGACTAAGGAGCTCGACGAGTACAACAAACTGCTCGCCAAAGTTCAAGCCCGTGTTACCGTGCTCAACGACAACAACGCCCCTATCGGTGACGATCTGAAAACGAAGCTCAATGAAGCAGGCTTATCCCTTCCGTCCGCTGAGTGACGTTCCCACTCAGTACCATCTCGGTACTGGGCTACACACGCTCGGCTTGCTCAGATGGATTCTGAAGCAGACCGGGCGTGCCGACGTTTACGTATCTACTTTCTCAACCTCCGACGCTTTCCTCTGCGGTTTCCTACGTCTGCGCCGGCGCAAGCTGATAGCCAACGCCACGCTCGTAGCCGACCTTAAGGCTGCACGCAAGACGGTGCAGCTCTATCGGCTTATGCAGAGCTGTTTCGATCATGTGCATCTGGCGCAGAACCACTCAAAGATAATGCTTGTCAAGAACGAGAACTATCAGGTTGCTGTTATTAGTTCTCAGAACCAGACCTATGGCGACCGCGCCGAGTGTACAATGATCACTACAGACCTCAAGGCTTACTACTCGTTGCTTGCCGGTCTGAGAGGCATCGTCGACAAATCACTTGAGCTAAATGGATTATTCAAACGACTTACTGACAAAGATAGAAAACTATGCGCGGGAGATGATGACCCCGACGGAGATATCCGCCCTTTTGGGTATTGACGAGCGTGAGCTGTGCGACGACATTGCCACTGTTGGCTGTCCTGCACGCGCGGCTTATGTTCGTGGCGCATCAGCCACGGCGCTTGAGCTTCGCCGCACTCTTCACGATACGGCGCTTGCCGGCTCTCCTTATTCTATTCAGGAGTGTCAGCGTTTGCTTGCTGTCGCTCTGTCTGCTGTCACTTAGCATTCTCAACATTCAACACTCTACATTATTATATATATGCTTCAAGTTAACCTCGATGAATATTCGCGCTATGTCACCCTCGACGATGCTGAACTGCGTCAGCTCCGTGTCGCCGAGGGTGTATTGCTGCGTCTTCATCGCATACGCGGCATGTATGCCTATTGGTTGCAGTTCCCGTCAAAGGTTGACAACGACCTGGTGCAGTACGATATGGCTATGTTCAAGGTGTCGCGCTCTCTTGCTTACGAGGATCTGCATCTGGTCAAGGTGCTACTCGGCAATCTTCAGCAGACTACGAAGGAGTTCATGCGCTGGAAGATTAACAAGTCGCTCGAGCAGGACATCGCTGCAGCACGCCGCGCCGGCGACTTCCGGTCGGTGGCTGCGCTCTCTAAGGTGCTCGTGGCTAACAACCGCACCGATAAGGACGACGAACCCGACCTCGAATTCGACAAGATCGTGCCTCAGAACTTCGAGCCGACAGACGACCCTACGGTTCTCGGCATCGAGCGCATCCCTGACCTGCGTGGCAAGATACGTGCTCTCTACAAGCGCTACTCCAACACTATGATACAAGATGCTGATTTCGAGGAGATAAAAGAAGAGATAAAACCAGACGAAGATGAGTGATTGCATTGAACAACCAAACCTTCAGTATTTCAACGACGCGCAGTATTACGCACTCGCCATGAACACACGCGACGAGGTAATCGTTGCCGGACGTGGTGTGGGCAAGGGTGCTATTCAGGCGCGCCGTCTGCAGTCGTGCTTTCAGGGTATGCCCGGCTCCATGGGTGGCTTCGTAGCTCCGTCCGTCAAGCGTTGCCTGACCAATATCCTGCCCTCCATGCTCATCCACCTCGAGCGATGGGGCTTCAAGCGCGACCTACACTATGTCGTGGGTCGGCGACCGTGGAAGAAGCTCCACTGGAAGTCTCCTATCTTCACGCCGGCGAACTGGGAGAACACCATCAGTTTCTACAACGGCTCCGTCTGCAATGTCATCTCGCAGGACCGCTCGGGCACGTCCAACTCGATGTCGCTCGACTATCTCATCATCGACGAGGCGAAGTTCATCGACTTCGAGCAGCTCAAGGACGAGACATTCCAAGCCAACCGAGGCAACGAGATGTACTTCCGCCACTTCCCTCTGCATCATGGCATGACCATCACTTCCGATATGCCTATCACCAAGAAGGGCTCCTGGTTCCTCAACTACAAGGATAAGCAAGACCCAGAACTGGTGGAGGTCATCGAGGGGCTGGTCTACCAGATATGGCGACTGAAGCAGAAGCTGCTGAAGACTCCCGACAAGCACGAGCAGATCCAGCGACGCATTGATGAGTACAACAAGCAGCTCAACTTCTTCCGCTCTCAGTGCCTGCTCTACCGCGAATATTCATCAATCGAGAACCTCGCACTCCTGGGCGAGGAGTTTATACGCCGTGCCAAGCGCGACCTCCCGCCGCTCACCTTCGCCACGTCTATCATGTGCCAGCGTGTGAGCATATCGGCTGACGGCTTCTACGGTGGCATGAGCGAGACCGCCAACCTATACACGGCACCCAACGAGAGCGTGCTCAACCTGCACAACCTCGCCAACGCCGAGGGTGGTGCGCTGCCTAACGACTGCCGCATGGATGCCGACCGCAATGACAAACTGCCGTTGCTGATAGCCTTCGACACTAACAACCTCATCAACTGGCTCGTCGTAGGTCAGGTGCAAGGCTCGAAGCTACGTGTGCTTAAATCGTTCTTCGTCAAATACGAGCGCAAGATCCCTGAGCTGCTCGACGACTTCAATACGTACTACCACTACCATCGCCGTCGTCAGATCATCTTCTACTACGACTCCACCATGGTGGGCACCAACTGGGGCTTGCACTACAATGACCCTCATAAAGAGGTGGTGCGCACGCTGCGCTCGATGGGCTGGGCGGTGCGCGAGGCTTACCTCGGCAACCCGATGAACCACGTACAGAAGAACGCTCTCATCAATAATATGTTTCGCGGACGTGCCCGTCTGCAGGTGCTCGTCAACCGCGACAACAACCCAGACCTGCTCATCTCCATAACCTCAGCCGGCGTGTACAACGGCAAGAAGGATAAGCGTGGAGAGAAGCTCGCAGAGACCGAGGAGGATAAGCTAGAGGCTCGTACCGACGGCTCCGATGCCTTCGACGTGCTCTGCATAGGCGCGGAGACCAAGCCGGTGTTCCAGGGCACCGGCGGCACAACCAACACATACGGCTAAAATCTCATTTCTCATTTATTTTTTGTTTATACTTTACACCGCTGGCGCGTGATGCGTCGGCGGTTTTTTGTTGGCAATTGCCAAACGTATTTCTATTAATGTAGATCCTTATCTACCTTTGCTTATGTAAAAATCTATTTATATGAGCAACAATATTGACAACATTGTAACACTTGCCGACATCTGCGAGGTCCTGCAGGGCAAGAACGTTGACAAGAAGAAGACCAACGAGCGAGGCGAAGGTTTGCCTATTGTTGTTGGTGCTTCTGACCTTGTACAAGGCAGATTTGTACCTAAGCGATGGTGCAAAGAGAAAATTAACGCCCCCGTCTTTTCTGAAGAGGGCGATATACTGATTTCGGTGATTGGCACGCTTGGCAAGATGGGGGTTAATGCCGATGGTCCAGCGGTGTTGTCTAAGCACGTTTGCGCATTGCGTCCTAAGCAAGGTGTGTCGCGCCAGTATCTTATGGCTGTTGTATCACGCCTGCTACTCGATGCCATACCCGATACTGCAGACGATGTGGTACTCGGCTTTCAGAACAAGGTGGATATCGATGTGCTGAAGAAGATACGCTTCACGCTTCCGGCACTGTTCATCCAGGAGTGGTTGGTGTCGCGCCTTACCTCCATTGCCACTATGATACTTGCCTATAAGGGTAAGCAGGAGGATTTTCTGTCGTGCGACGGCATCATCTCTGTTATAGAAAAAGAGCGTAAGGAGCAGCGGGCGCACATGCGAGGGTTGTCTGAAAAACTGGGTAAGATTGCAGATATGCTTGAGAATCTTCCACCAGACAGCGACACGCTACAGATGATAGCTGATGCCCGTAGCGCATATTCAAGGCTTTTAAAAATTCAATAAACATATATAAACATGAAGATAGACAAATCAGTAGTGGAGGTGCTTAAGACCTCCGAGATAGACGGCAGCCTTTTACGTCTGCCTGGGCAGCTGGAACGCAAGCTATACGAACGTGTAGCCAAGGTGCTGAAGAGTATCGGCGGCAAGTGGTCGAGTGCGAAGAAGGCATTTGTGTTCAAGGAGGATGTGGGCGACCTTGTTACATCCATAGCCGATACTGGTGAATTTACGCCCGAACGCCAAACATTCCAGTTCTTTCCCACTCCCGAAGCTCTTGCCCGTGAGATAGTAAAGGTCGCTGACATACGTGCAGGCGAACGCACCCTTGAGCCCTCTGCTGGCCAGGGTAACATTGCTCAGTTCATGCCTACACCCGACTGTATAGAACTCGACCCGAAGAATCGAGCCGTACTTATAGAGAAAGGCTTCCGTGTCGTTGGTGACGACTTTATGACGTTTGAGCCTTCTGAACCATACGACGTGATTGTTATGAACCCACCGTTCTGCAAGCGACAAGATGCTTTGCATATTCTCAAGGCTATATCCATAGCTAAACGCAAGGTGGTAGCTATAGCCTCATATGCTGTTATGTGGCGTACTGACGGCCCGTACAAGGAATTGCGCGATGTTGTAGAGCATCTGGGTGGCTATATTACCGAACTTCCCGATAAGTCGTTTAAGGAGTCCGGCACGATGGTAAAGACCGCACTTGTAGTAGTGGAGAAAAGTATTTAGTTCTTTTTGTTGATTAGGTTATATTAGTGTAAGCCGCTGGCGCGAGATGCGTCGGCGGCTTTTTATTTATACCTTACTAACAAAATAGTTAGTAAATAATTTGCATACTATCTAAAAAATTAGTACCTTTGTATTGTTCAATTAATAAACATCATTTATGAAAAAACAAGAAACAATCAAGATGAATGTCACTCCCGACGAGGAGGAACTCATCAAGGCAATTCGCAATTACTGCAACAGCTATCCAAATGGTTATCCCGAACTGCTCGACTATGCGGAGGATTTGTTCCAGCGAATGACTGACATGCCGAAAGACTAAGAACAAACGGTTCTCCCTTCGGGGAGAGCCTTTAACAAAAAGATATAAACTTAACGATTATGGAAGTAGTAGTAAAACAGAAACAAGAGAAGATTACCGATATGAAGAAGCGTATGCGTGACATTTACCTTGCTGTGTCATGGCGTGAGATATCTCGCACGTACTTCGACAAGTCGGTGTCATGGTTTCAGCAGAAGATGTACGGCATCGACGGCAATGGTGGCGTTGGAGGTTTTACCCCAGAAGAGGCAGAGCAGCTATACTGTGCTCTAAACGACCTCAGCGACCGCATACGTCGTGCTGCGGACAACATTAAAGCTCCGGCTACTGATGTGCCGTTTAATTGAACAACAAGTCGCCGTTGAGCTTACGGCGCGCACCCAGCCTCGGAGCCTCATGGCTTCGGGGCTTTTTGTTGGCAATTGCCAACCTCGCACCGTCTCGCCTTACCGCTGATGAGCGTCCTCGATGTGGCGGTATCTTTCACGATGGGCGCAAAATCGACAAGCCAAAATCACATACTCGGCACAACCTTCTGCATATTCCGCCAAAGGCGAGGGCGGCAATTGCCAACTCGGCGCAGGGCGGTGTAGTGCTGCATAGACAGAAAGTCTTGCACCCTGCAAAATCGTAATGCTTAACTCGTTGATTTTTAAGCATTACGATTTTGCAGCTATGGAAAAGGTACGCGAAAACGCGCTCATTTCTCTATTCCGGGCTTCTTTTTATTGCGGAAAAGAAGCAAAAACGCTTACGAAAACAAGTTTTCGAGTGGTATTCTCCGGTAGAGAATGCTATTTTTAAGTTCAGATCTGTCTGCGTATCTTTGCTGCAGGTTTTTAATTAGGGGATACCAATGTTGTTTAGTTTTAATTGATTCAGTTATTTTTTCACGTTTATCCTTGCCGCTGGCGCGAGATGCGTCGGTGGCTTTTTACATTTCGTAGTAAAATAGTTATTGTTTTGTTTTGTTATTCGTAGTAAAATTACTACCTTTGCAGTGTTGAATTATTAAACAAGCGATCTATGAAAAATGTAAAAGTTTCTAAGATTCTGAGAATCTTGACTGACGACGGTTGGTACTTAGACCGTTACAACGGGGACCACAGAGAGTTTAAACATCCTACAAAAAAGGGTGTTGTTACTGTCAACGGCAAGCCTTCAATATCTATCTGCGGATGGCTCCTCAGTAGTATTGAACGGCAGTCGGGGCTTAGGTTCTGACAAACTGGGGTGGAGCTGAAGCTCCGCCCCTCCCCCCACACACATTCGAAGCAGACGCTTGTTTTGATATTCGACAAAGAAAGGTGGCGGTCGTGGCTGCCACCTATTTTAAGATTAACATATAAAACAATATATTATGAACAATGTTGTGATTAAAGCTGCCCGTACTGCTGACGGCTACTGTTGTGCTTGCGACTTACTGCCGGGTTGGGTCGTTGCCTACGATGGCGACCTTGAGGGCTTTAAGGAGTATGTCCAGGAGAGTGTTGACTTCTGGCTCGAAGGCAGACGTAAAGACGGTGATGTATACCCGGAGGTGTTTGACGGTGAGTATAGGCTCGTCTACGATTTTGATGTAGCTACGTTGCTCGACTACTATCGTGGCATATTCTCGTTTGCCGCTCTTCAGTCAATAACGGGCATCAACCAGAAGCAGCTCTCACACTATGCGAGCGGCTTGTCGAAGCCGCGCCATCAGCAGGTGGAGAAAATAAAGTCGGGTCTGCGCCGACTTGCCAAGGATATTGAAATGGTCACTGTTTAATAAATTCAACACTGCCGCCAGACCATGCGGCACCATGACCGCTGCAAGTTTCTAATTCGCAACGTTTCATGATTTAAAGAACTCGTTGAGCCCTCGGTGCGTGACGCATCGGGGGCTTTTTGTTTCTGCGCTGCAAGTCGGTGGGCGGCGTTCGCCATCCACGCAGGCGACGGACGCAATCTGATTGGACAGCGGACGCAATCCGATCGGGTGGCGTTCGGTGCGCAAAGTAATAATATGTGAAATTATTTTACTTTTAGTATGCTTTTTTATCATATCTATTAGTTGATATCTAAAAGAAAAACACTTACTTTTCAAACGAAACCAATTAATATTTTTACTATTATTAGCTTGAATTATAATATCCTAAATTTGTTATTCTTACTACTTAGGGAACGCCCGACTTTTATTACTGGCATGAATTCTCTGTTCGGTGTGCGACGTCGTGCAAGTTTACACGATTATATGATGGGCAACAACGTTGACGATATGCGTCAGGATTGGATTGCTGTAGGCAAGTATATACAAAAGGCAATGCAGGCTTATGGCAGATAATAAGAAACAGAAAGAAGTGGTAAGACCGGATGTAGAGCAGGTGCTTGCGTCCATCGATCCTGATAAGCGCAGTGTCATTGTAAGTGCAATGGTTGAAATGCGCCAGACTTTTAGCGGTCCATTGCCTCGCCCTGCGGATTTCAAAGCGTATAAGGAAGTGTTGCCAAATGCTCCGGAACGTATTCTACTTATGGCAGAGAAACAGCAACAGCATCGTATCGACTCAGAAGAACGGATTATTAAAGCAGATATTCGCGAGAGTATTTTTGGTCAGGTATTTGCTGTGCTGCTCGTAGTTCTATTCCTCGCTGCAGCGGTCTACTTAGGTATTAATGGACATGACTGGCTTGCAGGTATTGTTGCCACTCTTTCTGCTACGATAAGTGCTATTTTTTACTTGAAGTCAACACCAAGTAATAAGGATTTGGACAACATAGATAAGAAATAAATTTCAGCCCTCGGTGCACGTCGCATCGAGGGCTTTTTATCTCCATTTCTCTCCAATTCTCGCCAAATTGGAGTGTTTTCCTCGCAATCCCTCAAAAATTCCTCGCAAATTCCTTGCACGTTTCAATCTTAATGCCTACCTTTGCCATCGCTAGAATTCTTATGCGGAGCACTCCGCATGAACAAAGGGCGAGACGATATGTTCAAGCCCGACCAAAATATTTATTAAGGTTGTGGGCTTATTTTTTTGCCCATAACCTGCCGCATCGGTACGAGGGAGCAAGCCCTTTGTTCATGCGGAGCACTCCGCATAGTGTGGAGATGCAGACAGAATACGGCGGTTCGCCTTCCACGTGTTTTTATTGCCCTTTGTGGCGGAAAAGCATAAGAGTTCTAGCAGACGAGGAAGTGCGAGCCGCTTTTTTCGTACCCCTACGTCAAACCGTACCCGACGGATTCGGGCAAAAAGGCTAGAACTCTTATATTATGCAAACATCTGCATCTATCCAGCGCACCGCTCATCTGCGCCCGTTTAGCATCAGCACCGCCTCCGTTAAGGCGTGGCTCAACGGAAAGAGCGAGTTTTACACCAAAATCTGCGAGTTCGAGGTGACACGCCGCGAGGTTCTGCGCGTCCACGCTGCGCTTCTGTCTCTCGGCGCAGGTGCCGTCAGCGCAGAGAGCAGCTTCCTCGCCGCCCTCTGCTGTGTAGTCCTCTCGGGCTACAACGTCTACAAGTTAAATCAGGAGGAGAAAGGAGGCGAAGCATGACACGTTTCAAGACTATGCACGGTCTGCACAAGATGCACCGCGAGACCTCAAAAAAGCTGCGCTACGCTATCGGCATGAGAGTGGAAGTTACGCTGAAGGAAGTGAAGCTCATACCGCACTTCAGCTGCCGCTGTCGTGCGAGACTTTGCACATACAGAAAGAAGTTGGCAGAAATCGAATGTGCTTACAAGGCTCTTGAAGAACTTGTCGAAAGAGTAGAGAAAGGAGGCAAAGCATGATAACAATAGATTGTACTCCCGTACGAGTATTGCTCGACAAGGAGAACTTAGCGAACAAGATAGATCTGCTCCGCGACACCATCGACCGCCTGCTCGAGGAGACGGCGGAGATTAGCGACACGGTAGAGCTTGTCGATACCGCCGACCTTATGCGCAACCTTAACGAACTGCGCCGACAGCTAAACGAAGTTTTAAAAGCACAATAAGCAGAAAGGAGAATATTATGGAGACAACAAACAGAACAGATAGAGACGAGAACGAAGTACGCCGCGCTGAAGCTATCATTACCGTTATGGATGCTTACCTTGCTTCGCGATCACCGGAGCCTGGCAAATCTCAGCTTGGCGAGGAGTACACGGCGGAGTATAAGACAACGGAGGAGATAGCCGACGAGCTGCACAGCATCATGCCAATACACCCAATGGATATAGTGCTATACCTGCAGGGCGAAGGCTACGAACTGAAGACCGCTGAGGATGGTACGCTACGGTGGGAGCTCTGGCGCGATATGCACTACATGCTATAAAATAGAGCCATAAGATAAAAAACATTTTTTTACATTTTTCGCTTGCGGCGCATTCTATGTGAATAGGGTGCGCCGTTTTTGTATTCTTACGTGTCGTGAGCTTGTTATATCTTTGCCGTTGCAAACCAATAACAAGCATTTATGATCACTCTTCTTCAGTCGCTACCCGCAACATGTTTCTCGTCGTGCATCCCCGACGTGATATATTCGTTCACTCCCTCCAGTGGCGACATCGGCAACGCCAGCCGAATAGGCACCACCGTCACCATTACCATAGACGGCAAGGAGATATTCTCAGAACGTTTCTTCCCAATCGACGGCAAGATAACACTCGCAGAGCTCGACCGTCTGCTCACTCCGTATGCTCGTCAGAACTTGAGCATCAACCTCACCATCAAGATCGAAGAAGATGACTACGCTTGGGAGGGTGATGGCGGTACTGCCACCATCTCGTCGAAGATCATATACTGCGAGGCAGATATAAACACTCCTGCTACCGACTTCATCAACACGCATTTTCTAACGATGTTAGATGGCGAGAAGCAGACCGCACTAAACCGCTTAGAATACCTACACTACATCGGCACCGACAAGGCTTCCGTCATTGCCGAGTACGACGATGGCACTACAAAGGAGTTCTCGCTCTCACCCGTTGGTGGCAATGGTCGCTATACTACGATTGATGTTACTCCGAGCAAGTTCGTTAGCGATACTGATAGTTGTTTATTAGGTTTTTGGGTCCAGGCTGGGCAGCGCAAGTTCCGGTTCTCTATCGATTTAGACGAACCTGACTGCGCTCCTATCCTGGTTTTCGAGAACTCTTTCGGTTGCGACGAGCTGCTCTACTGCACGGGTACACACACCGTGGCGCCTACCTATAAGCGTAGCCAGGGCTACATCGGCAAGTATAACCGCAACTACGAGATAGCCGAGACACGCACCTTCAAGGCTGACACAGGCTTCCTCACGTTCGCAATGGCGAATTGGGCTGACGAGCTCTTCCGATCTAAGAGCATACATGTGGTGAACTTCAAGGACGGACACCCCAATGTAGGCAAAGAGGTCATTGTCACCGACTCAAAGTCGGAGTACAACAACAACGACGAGTCGATGCCACGCTTCACCTTCAGCTACCAGTATGCTCAGCGCAACCACAACGTGTTCGACACGCTGCGCTCCGGACGCATCTTTGACAACACCTTCGACAATACCTTTGAATGATGGGCGCTATACACTTTGCTGACATGCTGCGCCTGCTCGATCAGGCTTATCAGCACCGCTCACTCGTCGACATCCATGCGTGGGAGGGTGGCACCGGCGAGATGCTGCACTACAAGGGGTGGCTGGTGCACCACGTCAACTGGCGAGGTGGCTATGTGCGCCTGCGCAACCCTCGCAACCGTGCCATACGTGCATTGCCACAGATTTTTATTATACAAATCAATAACAAACGTGTTTACTTATGACCAATAGCAACACTCTTCTGCCAACATCGGCGCAGCCTGATGCCGAAGGCTTCCGCCGCTATCGCATAGCTCCGTCGGGCATAGGCTCTGCGGGGCAGAGCAACTCCGTGACTTCCGAGTATGGCTCCGACTCGAACACCATCTTCGACGATGATCGATTGCCTGGCAGTAATCTCGTGCGCCCAATCACCGTCGGCGGCAAGCAGTATAAGTACGTGCAGTGGGGCTACGACGACCAGCTGCCTTACCGTCTGCGCCGCGAGATAATGTCCAACATGATTACGGCGCAGTGCCAGCAGTTCAATATCGTGTCATGCTATGGTCAGGGCGTGCGCTTCGTCGATCGCAAGACAAAGCAAGATGTCTCCGATTCTGACATACTGCAGTTTTGCCTACGCAACTCACTCCAGGAGGTATTCCTTGAGCAGGCTACGGATATGAAGTTCTACTCGTTCTCGGTGACGGTGGTCATCCTCTCGCGCGACGGCGAGCGTATCGTGACGGTGCGCAACAAGGATGCCTCCTACTGTCGCTTCGAAGCTGCATCGAGCACCCATAGTGGCAAGCCGGAGCACGTGTTCTATGGCGACTGGCGCTTGGGCTTCCTCGACGAGTCGAAGATAGAGGCAATCCCTCTACTCGACTACTGGGACCCATTAGGCGACCTCCTGGTGCGCATGGGTGCTGAGCCCGACCCGCAGACGGGTCTGCGACGCAAGCCTACAAAAGACCGCAAATTCGCCATCGTGAGCCGCATGGCAACGCCGGGCACGCAGACATACCCCGTGCCTTACTACTCGTCGATATTCCGCGACACGTGGTTCGACATCTATCGTCTGATAGGCATCGGCAAACGCTACATGATTAAGAACACGTCGGCTCCAAGGGTGCAGATTGAGGTGCACGACGACTACTGGGATAACGTGTGCGACAACGAGATGATCTCTGACGAGCAGAAGCGCCGAGAGCGCAAGGAGCAGGAGAAGCAGAACATCATCGACTTCGTGACGGGCATCGAGAACGCCGGCAAGGCGATGATCAGCGGCTACTACGTAGACCCCAACGGCAAGGAGAACCGCATGGTGCGCATCGTACCGCTCAACGATGCCTCGAAGAAGGAGGGTGGCAACTGGAGCGACGACATGTCTGAGGCTTCTAACGCTCTGTGCTTCGCCTTCGGCATTCACCCGAACCTGGTGGGTGCTACGCCCGGCAAGAGCCAGATGAACAATTCAGGCTCCGACAAGCGCGAACTCTTTACGCTGAAGCAGGCTATCGAGAAGCCTTGCCACGACGTGATGTGCAAGCCGTATCACGTGATACTCCACTACAACAAGTGGCATGAAAAAGCCACTGTTGACGTACCGATGATCATGCTCACAACGCTCGACAAGAAGCGAGATGCGAAGAAGGTGAGCGCAAGCAATGAGACTATAGAGTAATTATTAACATTCGCCTCGTAGCTTACACAAAGCTTAATGAGGCTCATAAGGCATAGTATGATAACAATATTCAAAGAAGATTTTGAACGCTCACTGCCAGTGGGCGCATCAGCACACGACGAGGTATTCGAGGCAGTGTACCCTGCCATAGAAGCAACACTCAACAATTACTACGACATGCTGCTCGGCGAGCCTGGTGCTCAGCGAGTTGAGTCGACCGACGAGAGCGAACCGTTAAAGTACTACTTTAAGATGTTGGTGTGCGTAGATGCCTTCCTCTCGGTGCTCAGACAGCTCGACCTCGTGCTCACTTCTACAGGCTTCGGCATAGTGTCGAACGACACTATATCGCCGGCTTCGAAGCAGCGTGTTGATGCCCTTGAGGGTCAGCTGCGCACTGCGCTGTGCCGTGCGCGTGCTATGGTGGTACAGCAGCTGCGCTCTGAGGAGTGGGGCGTGACAGGGCAGGCGCAGAACTTCGTGCGCCACATATACACGGAGCACTACTTCTTCTTTGCACAAGGCATCCAAAGCCGGTCGTACAAGGACTGGGAGGCTATGCAACGTGCTATCAGCGAGGCAGAGGAGCAGCTGCGCGTGCGCTTCTCCGACGAGCAGATAGACGATGTGCTGAAGGCTTATCGATGCAAAGACAAAAAGAACATGACAGAGTACGTAGGGTTCGTTCAGCTGGCGCGCGACTTCGTCGACCTCTGGGCTGCCGACGGTGACGGAGCGCTGCACTCCGCTCTCTTCCGACGCATGGAGCGCCTCGTTGAGGGCAATCCGGAGACATTCTACATTTACCCCACTACTACGGCGTACAGCTCGGCACACATGCTGACGTTCAGCAACAAAAAAGAATCTTCTGCATTTCTCTTCAATGGATAAAAAAATAGAACTCACATGCCCCAAGTCGTGGAGCGAGCTGACACAAGAGCAGCTGCGCTACACCTTCTTTCTGCTTTCCACCTTCGCCGACAAGGTGATGGTGAAGACATATATGTTCGTGCGCTTCACTGGTATCAACGTCATCAAGAAGAACCGCTTCGGATGGCAGTGTGTCTACCAGCCCGAGGGTGAGAAGCGCAAACGAGTGTTCTATCTGCAGCTATGGCAGATACGTTCGTTCCTGGAGCAGCTCGCTTGGGTGGACAGCATAGAGCAAATGGATAATAGGTTGGATGTTGTCCAGGGGCTCGAAGCTGTCCATCCATTGCTGCAGGAGGACACCGAGCACCATCGCATCATAACCTTCGAGGAGTACCTCTGCATGGAGAAGTACTACCAACGCTTTCACTCTACGGGCAATGATGACGCTATAGATGTGCTCGCCTCTTTCCTCTATCGCAATCCCGACTTCTCGCGACCAGCAGAGCTGACACTAACACCTGCGGAGCGCCTTGCCACGCTTGCATGGTTTGCGCACGTGAAAGTCGTCATGTCGCACGCCTTCCCACACTTCTTCCGCAGAACGGAGAGCGATGACGACATATCCGAGCTGTCGATGCTGCAGTCGTTCAATGTGCAGCTGCGTGCTCTCACCGACGGCGACGTGACAAAGGAGACACTTGTGAAGCAGACCGACTGCTGGCGAGCTCTTACTGAGCTCGAAGCCAAAGCGCGTGAGGCTGAGGAGTTCAAACGCAAATATCCTAAGCTAACAAGTTAATACACGTGATATATGAAAGACTTATTTCCGGCTCTCGACTACTTCACTCAACTCGCGAAGAGCAACCGTCTCGCTACCGAGCACGACTTCCACCCATGCCTTTGCTCTGGTCCCGACTCGATACAAGGTGTTATGGACTCGTTCCGCAAGCACAAGAACTTCATCATGGTCGACGACACCACATCGCAGCAGACCTTCAGCAATGGCGTGGGCTATTTCCGACGCGATGTCTACACCGTCTTCATCGTAGCTCACTACCGCTACGACGACATGGCGGAGCGCGAGCAGAAGTTGAACCTCTGCCGCCAGTTGTTCCGACAGTTTCATTCCCGACTGCTGCACGATCGCGACGGACTCGGCGACGAGCGTCTGACATACTTGCAGCTGAACAACATCTACTCTACTGAGCTCGGTCGCTACGCCATGAATGGCGTGACGGGACTCTACTTCATGGTGCAGAACGAACAACCTATAGACATTAGCTATGAGCAGTCAGAATGGACTTAAACCGAACATGACCGATGCCGAGCACCAGAAATGGCTTGAGGGTTGGAGCGAGTTTATGGTTAAGATGTGGCGCGAGCGTATGATGCAGTTCGCGCCACCAGTTTACGATACCGGTGCTTTGTCGCGCTCCGTGCAGGGTGTCATACATCCTGGCCCGGTGACATCGATAGAGCACCGTTTTTTGGAGTATGGTATCTATGTGGCGCGTGGTGTCGGCAACGGCTACCGCCATAACAACGGTGGCGACCTGACATTCCTGAAGGACTGGAAGTCGAACCCACACCACCGGCAGAAACGCGACTGGTTCTCAAAGAAGTATATGTACTCGCTACACCGTCTCAACGAGTTCGAGGCTGCTTACTACGGCACTACATACAATGGTCTCGTGTCATCATTCCTACGTCAGCTCTTCACTGGTGGGTCAAGCACCATCGACCGCGCGGTAGCGCAACTGTAGTGCTTTTCTCGTTTTTTTATTCTCGCCTCCATCGCCTTATCTTTGTATCATAAAAATAATATCAGAGTAATATGTCAACAAATAACGATAGCCTACGCAAAGACTTGGAGCAGATACGCGATGAGCGTGCTACTCATGCTAACACCGCACAACGCATCGGCAATGCGCTGCTGGGGCTGTTGCAGGTCGTTGAGCAGAAGCTGGACCTAAGCCGTTTTCTGCGACGCGACATTGACGACAAGGCAGAGGGGCATATACGCTTCTTGCGCGGACTATCTGTAGGTTCTGGTACACACGGCATGGCTCAAGACGGCTCTGCAATACTGAGCAAGCTCACATCAATGCTTTACAGCACCGAGTCGCAGTCGGGCTTCGGCTTGGTAGACCGCGGCGACGGCAAGTATCGCCTTGACATCACCGACCTTATGGTGTGGGGTAAAGCCATTTTCAACGAGCTGGAGGTGCGCAAGCTCTCATACGTTGGTGGCAATATCTACCTCAGTGGTGCTGGTAGCAAGATTGTGGCTGTGCAAGAAATCTATGACCTTCAACGCAACCTCACCGGGTGGAAGTGTTTCTTGCTCGCAGACGACGGCACAACGGCTACGCAGAACTATTGGAAGATTGGCGACCAAGCACGCTGCCAGACTTTCGACATTAAACCTGGTGTGTACGAGGGCAAACAGAACCATCTCTACTGGCGCATTGTAACAGAGGTGAGCACCGAGGCTGAAGTGGTGACTAATGGTATGGGTGATGTGCTCTATGATGGCAAGTTGTTTAATTGGATAGTGCTCGCCAAAGGTAACTGCGCGGAGGGTAGCGATGAGCCAACTGCAGGAGATACCATTGTGCTTGACGGCTGCCAAGACCCTGCAAAGATGGACCGTCAAGGGGTGCTTATGTTAGAGACTACTGGACCTGACACGCCACGCATCGTTGCTTACAAGGGTGTCAATAGCTACACGCATGATGGCAGAGAGGTGTTCTGTCTGTCGCCGAATGGCTCGCGCATAACATCTACGTCGTTCGAGTGGATATCATCATCTGGCCAGACTATACACATGGTGAACTACCGCGGCGAATGGCAGCGTGGCATTACTTACGACTATTACGACCAGGTGAACCACAACAACGCTGTGTGGCTCTGCACTAACGAGAGCGGTACTGCAGCTGAGCCGGTAAACGGCTCGGCGGACTGGCTGAAGCAAATCGAAGGTGAGAAGGGCGAGAAGGGCGATCCTGGCGAGGATGGCTTGGCGTACCAAATAGTGATAACGAGTAGTTCGGGCACGGTGATGATTAACGGCACCGGGCAGTTGACTCTCGAAGCTAAACTGTTACGCAACGGCGAGGACATAAGCGACACCATAAGCGATAGCGCGTGGTCGTGGCGAAGACAATCGGCAGATACGGCAGATGATACAACGTGGAATACTCTGCATGAGGGTATCGGTAGAGTCTGCGTTGTAAGTAGTGACGATGTCGTAAGGCAGGCGCAGTTTGAATGTGAGGTTTTAATTTAGATTTCATTTTTAACGATTTATATAGATATTATTAATTTAAACAAACAAGAAATTATGGCAAAAGTATTAGCGAATGGTCAAATCACGATCGTTGACCTTAACGACGGCAAAGCCGTTCAGTGTTTCACGCAAGCTTCAAGGGGTCAGACTCAAATCTTCACTCCTGATACTGATGTGTACGCTCCGAGTTATACAACGAGTGCACCTAACGTCATCACAGCTCGTGTGTATGTGACGGGTAGCTCGACCGACCAAGCTTCGACAGCAGCTTGTACCAATTGGAAGTGGACTGTAGACGGCGCAGCAGCGACACCAGTGCAGGGCAAGTCGTATCAACTCAACATCGTCAGCAACATTGCGAAGAATGGCAGCGTGAAGAATATCGAGTGGGCATGTACATATACCGACCCCGAGACCAAAGCTACCACGGAGTGCAGAGGTTATCTGACTATCAGCCTTGCGAAGTCGGGTGGTGCTTTACAGACGGTGCAGATAGAGACTCCTGACGGCAACACCTTCGACTCTACCAACAACTCCAAGCCATTGCGTGCTGTGGCTAAATTCTTCCGTGGCAACGTGCAAGACACTACAATGACAAGCATGACGTGGGAGGTGCTCAATATTAGTGCTGGCACCTGGGGTGCAGTAGCTGCTGGCAACGTCACCACATCGGGTGGTGTGAGCACGCTGAATGTGAATGCCGACGATGTGCTGAACTTCCAGACATTCCGCTGCACGGTGAAGGATGGTGCTGATACTGCTAACGCCATTGTCACATTCTTCGATGCCAGCGACCCTTATGTCGTAGAGGTTTACTCACTCACTGGCGACAAAATCGTCAATGGTGCTCAGTCTACAGAGCTGTTCGCACGCCTATGGAAAGATGGTCAGGTGGTCGAAGACGGCACAGCTGTTAAGGCTGACAGCACTCACGCCTGCAAATATCAGTACAAGTGGACTAAGTACAACTCGAACGGCGTAGCAACAAACTGGAGCGGCACATCAAGTCCAGTGAATGCTTCTACAAAGCCGTATGTCACGGTGGCGAACGCTGATGTGGCAGTGAGAGGTACATTTACTTGTGAGGTGTCTAAATAGGGCACCTCACCCTATTTCTAAAAACAAAAAGATATGGCAACAATACTTGCACGTGGCTGGATAACCATTGTGGCTGTGAAAGATGGCGACAAGGGCGATAAAGGTGATAAGGGTGACAAAGGTGATAAGGGAACAGCTGGCACTGATGCTTACACTGTTGAACTACAAGGTGCACCTATCACTATCTCTACTTCTGATGACGGAGTACCATCCGGCACAACATCGGGCGGCATCAACACCTATGGTTATGCTACAGTAGTGTGCCGTAAGGGTGGTGCCGTCGTGAGCGCAAGTTCTATTACTATCAAAACGCCTGTTAACTGCACGGCAAGTGTGTCGGGCACATCGGTTCGTATCAACTCCATACGCACATACAGCACCGGTAGCAATACTATGTACTACACCGATGGCTATGTCGATGTGTCGGTGGTGGTGGGTGGCAAGACGTTCGTCGTGCGTCTGACGTGGCACTTAGACTACACCAAGTACTTAGGCGGACTCAAAACGACTTCGCGTCAGCTGCAGTCAAACTACACAGAACTGACAAATAAGGTGGACGGTATGCCGCTGCAAACAAACTCAGCACTACAACAATACTCTTCCGAGATCCTGCAGTCGGCACGCGAGATATCTCTGAAGGTGGGCTATGCTCTCGCCGATCGGCGCAACCTTCTTGCAGGCTCTACATTCAATAAACGAGGCTTAGGCCCAGACTTTCTGCGAGCTAAAATATACCGCACGTCGTCACACGATGGAGCTAATGTAGTATTCCTGCCCGAGGCGAAGGCTGCTGGCCCAGTGTGGCAAAGTGGCGGTGTCGGCTTGGGTAATATACATGTCGAGAAGGGCAAGACGTACACCATCTCGTTTTGGACAAAAGCCAAGTCTGTTAGTGTGAGCTTCGCAGCCGAAGTAAAATGGAAATCTTCCGCCACTGATAAAACCAACCCCGCTGGTTATACAGGCCCAAATGGCAGTGCTTATTTAGGTGCAGATGCAGTCACTCCGAGTGAAGGCTGGCACCTCTATCAGCGCACATTCACAGTTGCTAAGAACGCATCTTATGAGTGGATTTCTGTTGGCTGCTTGAAAATTAACGACTCCACCGCAAGCCAGCAGGCGTACATCGCCCACCCTATACTCATTGAGGGCACAGCGAAGGATCTCGTATGTTGGAGTGCTTCGCCCAATGATTACAACTACATCGGCGGCAATCTCCTCGACAACACGCGCACGTTTACCAAAGTCGGCAACCTGATGCGCTTGGATGCCTCGATAGTCACTAATGAGTCGTACAATAATGGCTGCTCCGTTATATATGCGTACGGAGCGTCCAGGTACGTCGAGATGGCACAATGGAGCGTGAATACCATCATCAAAAAAGATGAGGACTACATACTCTCCTTTATGGCAAAAGGTTCCGGCAGCATCGACGCATACATGTGGAGTGGCTCTAATCTAAGCATATTCGCCGAGGATAGCGAGCGCGATACGACGACACAGAACGTCGATGGAGGTCGACGTTTATCTCTTACGGACGAGTGGAAGCGTTATTGGGTACACTGGCGTTCGGAGGGCACCGGCATACCTAACTACGTCCTTATCCGTTGTATACAAGGCGGAAAGGCGTGGGTGACAATGCCGAAGTTAGAGGTGGGTGCAACGCCTACCGACTGGATAGAGTCGGCAAACGGATATGTCGAGGACAGTGGCATTGTAGCTAAGCTGCTGCGCACTGGCTTCGACATCGAGAATGGCAAGATAACGGCAACGGCGGACAAGTTCGAGATACGCAACAACAGCGGCGAGACAACGGCAAGCGTTAATGAGAAAGGTTTGTTAGAGGTTGGCGCAGGTCTGTTTGGCGGTTTTGTCAAAAAGAAAAAGACAATTATTACACCAGAGAACATTGACCAATACCGAATACCCGCAGCCTCCTTAAGCGTTATGTTATTCGACTTTACTAATGCGGGCTCGTTCGTGGAGTTTCAAGGCGATTTCTTTAATTACTTTAAAACCGGTCAGGTTAACCTTATACTGCCATTCTACAACCCTAAAGATAATTTGTATAACCTTCATGGTGTGCCGACTGACGAAGCGTTACAATATGTTGGACAAACACTAATAATAAAGAATAGGGCAAACGTTACATTCGTTGTACATGGAGGAGGTACAATAAACAAAAGAGGAACAACGACCTCAACTGGAATCTTAAAAGTCAATGAAATTTCCTCAGATGAAAGACTTATCGCGACTTGCGAGGTTACGACGGCTTTTGGCAATTCTACGAGTGGTGTTAATCCCAACCGCTTAACCGCCGTAAGATGGAATGGAAACATTTATGGTTAAATATAAAGTGCAACAATAGAACACAAAACAATATGAAGAAGATAGAATCATGGAAATAAAAGTAAGACGAATAGCTAAAAAGGAGGCGTACACCATCGGCAAGATGTATATAGATGGCGCATACGTCTGCGACACTCTTGAAGATAAGGACAGAGGGCTGACCTCGATGATGAGCGTTGCGCAGATATGCGGAGTTAAAATCAAAGGCGAAACCGCCATTCCGACGGGCAGATACCTCGTCGACATGAAGACGGTATCGCCGAGGTTCGGAGGTCGGGCGCAGTATCAGTTCTGCAATGGCCGACTACCAAGGTTGTGCAATACGCCCGGCTACCAAGGTGTGCTGATACACTGTGGCAACACGGCGAAGGATACGGAGGGCTGCATCCTCGTCGGTTTGAACAAAGCCGTCGGTCAGGTGCTGAACTCAACGGCGACGTTCCGTAAAGTGTACACCATGCTGAAGACTGCGGATGAGAGAGGCGAGCAGATTTGGATAACAATAGAGTAAGGAGGTGCAGATGGATATGGTTTTACAGATACTTTCGCTGCTTGTTAGCGGTGGCATCGTCGGACAGCTGCTCTACTACAACTCGCGGAAGCGCAAAGAGGCAGCTGCAGCACAAAAGGAGGAGGACGCTAATGCCCTCGCTTACGCCCAGGAGTGGCGCAACCTCTACACCCACGAACACGAGGAGCACATGGAGGAGCGCACAAGACTCAACAACAAAATCGACTCACTCTACGACGACATTGGCAAGCAACGTGATCTCATCCGAGAGCTGCGTGCGGAGAAGCACGACTTGCTCCTTCGCACGCACGAGCTGCAGTGGAACGAGTGTACCGTGAACGGATGTATGAAGCGCAAACCGCCAAGAGACTACGGCAAGGCGGAGACCGACTAATAACCCTTTTATAACATTATGAATACATTAGATAAATTGTTAGAAATATTGTGCGGTGCGCTGTTAGGTTTGTTATCCGGCGCATTAGGTATGTTAGCCTGCGTAATGCTGACACTATTGTGTGGATGCTCTACACCGCAGCCTGTGGTTGTAGAGCGAGTGGTCGTTAAGACTGATACACTCTATAAGGCGAGGACGAGTGCCGACACCTTTCGGCTGCACGACTCGGTGTATGTTGAACACTACACTCGTGGCGACACAGTGTATAGCCAGAAGAGCGTGTGGCGATGGCGTGACCGCATAAGCGTGAAGACCGACACTATATATAAAGCAATGCTCCAGACCGACACAACACGCCTTCCCATACCAGTGGAGCGCAAGCTATCGACGTGGGAGCGGACGCAGATGCGCGTCAGGCAGTTTACTATCGGCGCGGTGGTGCTTGTCGTTCTGTCGCTGTTGTTGTGGCTGATACATCGCCGACGATGATGCCCCACCGCGCATACCAAAATATTTTGGCTCTACACTTTGCAGTCTCAAATATTTTGCGTATATTTGCGGTATAACCAATTAAATCGTCTGCAATATGTTAGGAATACTTATTTTCAGCTGGATAGTATCAGTCCTTCTTGTACTTTTAGCCGAAAGAAATAATGGCTATTCTTCATCGTTGAGTCACAAGCAAAGAGAGGAAAGACTCAAAGAGGAAGGGCGTAGGCTTGACCGTAAAAGAGCGGCTTTAAGAGCTAAACATAAAGAAGAACACCGTATATGGATGGAGCTTATGGGCTTTGCAAAAGAAGAAAAAAAAGAAACTG